AAAATCACTCATAACTTATTTCAGGTTCTAATAGGTTTTTAAATTCATCATCCGGAGGTTTCTTTTTCCAGTCATCGATAGCTTTTTGGATGTCATTAGCTGTTACTTCGGCTCTCCCTAGCAACTGACTAATTGGCTGTAAGTTTTTATCTTCTGGGTTAAATTTATCTGTCATATTATTTATCTCCTAATCCGTCATAAACTAATTCTTGGGTTTTTTCTGATTTATTGAGTTTAGCTTTTAGGTTACGGTTTTTAATTTCTAACATTTTTATCTTTAATTTTAATGTTTCATAATCAAACATCAGGCTATCGTATGAGTCGGTTAATTCGGCGTATTCGGCTCTCAAGTCTTCGATACTCAAATCTTCGATAATAGCGTCAAAGTTATTGTTATTCATGGATTTTCTCTTTAAATTAAATAATAACTCTTGACTGACAAGAAATAACTCTTGACAGTTCCCTAATCCACTTACGCTTCTGTTTCTGCTTTGTTAAGTTCACCGACTGAGCTTTTAGCTTAGACACCTCATCTTTTAAAGCTTCAATAACCTCCAGTTCGGTCATATTGGCGACTAGAACATGATTATTAGAATCGGAAACAACATAAGCTTTTAGATTTGTCATAATTATCTCTTGGCTTTACTGTATTTTATCAAATTTAAAACAGTTTTAACTGTAATGGAGAATTATCTATTATTTCCTCTATCGGTTCATCTGGAATAAGTTCTATAGGTTGGTCTAATCTGTTACAAGCTATTCGATAATATTCTAACTCTTTCTCGATACAGATATAATTTCTACCTAATTCCTTACAGGCTAATGCAGTAGTGCCAGAACCACAAAAAGGGTCTAAGACTGTCCCACTGGGAGGCAACCCTAGAGTTGTGAGATATTTCATTAATGCTAGTGGTTTTACCGTAGGATGAATATTGCCCTCACCGCGTTCGGATTTACTGGCCTTAGCGCAGTAGAAGAAACGTGCGGCGCTGCCGGGGGCCTCGTCGTATCCGGTGCGTTCAATCAACTTATACGGCCCGCCTACGTACTGGTCTTGCCAGCCAGCTTTGCCCCCGCTTTTGCTGGCTGCCGTCTGCGGAAACAACCCCACCACCTCCTCACTGCCGTCGTGGATGAAGTTGGCAGGCCAGCGGCCGGTGAGCGCATCGCCGGTCCTGGTTCCGCGTTCCATACCATAGCTGCCATAAACCTTGTTCTCGCCGCCATAAGGGCGCTCAAGTCCGTCATTCGTCCCCACCCGACACCCATCGATATTAATCCCCCCAGTTCCCCACTGTAGGACATTTTCAGCTACCGTGCCAGCGAGAGGTTTACGAGCCACAATGATTGGTTCCCATGCCGGCTTTAGAGCAGTCCCCCAGCCTTGCCATTGCTTCGCTTCGGGGGTGGCGGGGGCGGTGATGTTAAAGTCGCCCATGCCTCCCTGTTCTTGCCATATTGCGGTCTTACCACTTATGCTCTTACCCACAACCTCACGCTCGGCTTCAATCCGCTGCACTATCTCATCAACCCATGCCGGAACCTCGCCACAGTGCGGCCGAACCATATCCCACAGGGCAGCAGTGGGGATCGCAGGTTGGCTGGCCGCTGTCAAATAATGTCCGCCCATGTTGGTATCGGTAATCTGATCAAGCTGCCGCGCAGTAAGCCCCGTGGTTCTCATCCAGTCCGTGAACTTGTGCAGTCGGCCCGTTTCGCCATTGCACTTATCAATCGCCTTGCTTACATCGTGTGACTTAGGGAACCCCGACCCATAGACCCACATAATTGTATCTCTGATTTCCCAACCAGCGTCCTCGATCGCTACTGCCAATCGGTGAAAAGTACGAGTCCCACCAAAAGCAAATAGGTGCGCTCCTGGTTTAGCGACTCGTAAAGCTTCAATCCAAAACTGTACACCGGGTACACCATGATCCCAATCTTTACCCATGAACGAAAGTCCATAGGGAGGATCGGTAAGGATTAAATCAATGGAATTATCAGGAATATTTTTTAAAACATCAAAACAATCACCGTGAATAATTTGATTAATCATTTTGATTTATATTTATTTTTTTAACAGGTTGTTTATTAGTTTCTTCATCGGTTAAATCAGAGTCAGTGTCTTCAACTTCTCCCCCAGACATACCATCAATAGATTCACTCCATTCTGGCCACAGTATCCGATATTTATTTCTAGCATTTTCGGCATAAAAATCTAATCCTTTTCTGAGAATGATTTCTGTGTCAATTACCTGTTTGATAGCACCGCTAAGAAGCTGACACCATCCGTATCTCATCCTAGAATAGCGACGATCAGGCGACCGGGATAACTCTTTAGTTCCCCCTTTTGATTCTAATCCTGGGAAGAAATAGGTCGGAAATCCAGGGATAATTAGCTTGTACCGGCATTGCAAAAGAGTATCAATTAGCCCTGTTAAATCAGGGTTAAAATTAGCCATTTTACGAATATCTTGCCCAGGATAGCTGAGAATATGGTCGGTTATAATACCACTTTTCCTACGGATTCCTAAGTCTCGTTCGTAACTCTCAGACTGTTCTCTAGATACTCCTGGCATAATATGAAGAGTCGGGGAAACTCCTAAGTCATTGGATGCCCTAATCAAATTATCGAAAGCTTGTTTAACATCAGCCCAAGCATCTAAAGAAGCTAACCAAAGAGAGCGACCATAAAGAAAATCAGGTTCATGGCGAATATGACAGATTTTATAGGGTTCAAAAAAATAATCAGGATCAGATTCCGAAACGTATTTCCTTTGCTCAAACCCAATTAGTTCCCCTTGATCTGTTTCTTTTCTAAACATCTCAAAGGTAGGTAAATAAAGAGTCTTTGCTACACCAAAATCCTTAGACTTGTTGGCAGATAACCCTTCTCGTTCAATGCCTAACTCTAGAAAACATTCTCCCTTCCCTAATGCCCATCTTAGGGCTTTCTTGAGTCTATCCCCACCAATCATGTAGGTTGAAAAATTCTGTTTTCTTAACCTAATATCTTCTGCAATGGCAAATACTTCTGGGTTAACAGGAGTTTCTTCATCATCAAGGTTTTTTGCTACTATCCATCCCTGATCGTCTCCATCGTCAGATGCAAAGGTATCAGAAGCGGCCATATCAAGGGCGTGGATGACTTCATAGCACCATTGATTAAGTTCGATTAATTCTCTTGATATTCTCGGATCACGGATAGGATTTTCCGTAATCTCCAAATCGTACCGACGTGATACCGACACGATCCCCGGTGAAGTAAGGGATCGCTGAGAGCCTCTTAATTTGTCATCCTTTTTCTTCTTTTTTGCCATTAGAACTGCCATGTACTATTTCTATGATATAAGAAAACAGACCATTTTGTTAATGGTCTGTTTTAAATCACCCAAGGAGAAATCTAAATATTAAAAATATCTATCAAATGTTCCATCGCTCCGCAAAACTTTTCTTTCGTCATCACCGCAAAAAAATAAATCGGTAGTTATTGCTTCCATTAAAGCCTTAGCTGCATGCTTGGATATTGTGATTCCCACTTGTGAAGTCGCATCGACTATGTAATTATCTTCAGCAGATAAATAGGTGATTGTAATAATCTCGTAACAGTTAATAAATGCCGGATAACCTTCTACTGTCTGTAGAATTAGCGGACGAAATTCCTTTTTCATGATAACCTCTTAACCTAACTAAATAATACAGATTACTTTTTGAATTGTCAAGATTTTAGATAAATCTTAACGCCCTTTCATAATATCGTTTTCTTTCGGCTAGTCCATTTGTACCACCGTTAACACGACGGGTAATTTGTTCAACGGTTGCCCCACGGTCACACAATTCGTTCATTTTATTGTTCATCCACCAAAACCCAGATGGTAAAAATAAATATCTTTCGCTGACATACGACCACCCCTGCATAACACGCTGATCGTCTATATAATTAGCAAATGCCTGATAATGGGTTCTGCCAGTCATTTGAAGAGCATCTACACCTCTGAACTTTTTGCCGTCACCAGGTCTGGTATTCCCTAAGTCTTTTCGTCCTTCATAATTTGAGCCGTCGTGGATTTCTACCATAAACCTTAAGCCAGCTGATTCATGGGCTATTTGGCTTAAAAAATGTCGAACTCTTTGTACTGTGGTAATGTCAAATCTCTTAAGGCACTCATCTAATTTTTGAAACTGAAAATCAGTAATTTTATTGTTAAGCCTGTCAAACACACCTTCAACTTGATCCTTGCGGACTACAGGGGGATTAGGGTCGTTAAAGTGACTAGCAAAAGCGTACCAATTAAATTTACCCTCAATCGGGGGCTTTATTTCTAGTAAATAGTGATTTTTTTCTCTTTTGAGAATCTGATTATAAATCACTTTTTGTCCAGCTTTAATTTGGATTGTTCTAAAGTCTTGGGGAAGACTTTCGGAACTAGAGTCTATTAGGTGCGATTTTAGAATAGTGTTGCGATTCGCTTCTAGAAATTTCATGGTAATTTAGTTAGTAAAGTTGACAATTCTGTTAAGGTTTATGCTCAAGTATTCCGATTCGTATATCAAGTTCTTCCTGTTTTTTGCGAAGTCCTTCTATTTGATTAGAAATAGAAGAAAAAGTTTCTTGTTTAGCTTTAATAAGACTTATCTCTTTATCAAGTTGCGCTGTTAATATAGTCAGTTTTTCTATTCCTGTTGATAGTCTTTCGACCATTTTCTCTAGCTTTTGCTCAAGAGACTCCATCTTCCTTGACGTTTTCTCAAAGGTTTCGTGATCAAGTTCTTTAGCCTGTGATTTAGTATTTTTTGAAAACATACTAAGTAATGCTATTACAATAGCCGCAACAGTGCCAAGATCGTTAAAATTTATTTTTAAATCGTGATTCTCGACATAGGGGGGATGGCTTTGGTTGGCAACAGAAATATAATACATGGCAGAAGGGAAACATCAATAAAACTATTCTAGAGTTTTTTACTGTTATTTATGAATTCAAATTAATTCTTTAGAAAAACTTAGCTTTGCTTTGGAGAGCTTAACAAAAAGTCATTCCCGGGCATGAAATTACCAAAACTGGGGATATTGCCAAAATTTATAGCATTATTCCAAGTGTTTTTACAAGTATTGTAAGTTTTGTCACAGCCAGCAGTAAGGATTACGCCATCGTGGGTAGCTACGGGGCCAGATGCTTCAGTAAATAACTGAATTTGAGTTTTACCTCCAAATATTGGAACAGTTCGGTAAATTGCGTAAGTAGCTGATTTATTTGCTCCGTCTGTAAATGTGCATTTTCCCCAAGCAAGATTTTGGTATTCTCCCCACACCTCAAAGTCTCTCTGACTATTAACCCCAGCAACCTGAGTCTCGTAAAATGGTACTTGTTTACGGCATCCTGAGTTATCACCGTTATCCTGTCCAAAAGCCCATTGGCAAAAAGGTGATGTTTTTTCATCTCTACTTTGTCTTAAATTAATACTAGAGGCAGTAAGATTTTCAAGCGTATAGCTTTCGCCACCAAGTGATTTAATTTCTCCCACATAACCTATTTGTATTTGCTCGTCTGGAAGATCCAAGAGTGAATTAGGAGGATATTGCCAATCAACAATTGCTGTGATAATTCGAGCTTCTCTAAATCTATCAGAAAAAAGTAAATTTTCGTCAATATTATCACTAAAAGCACCTCTATATTCTTGATTATCCGATTGTATTCCTAATTGCTTTTCTATTGCAGTCGGATCAAGAGCTTGCTTTGCCCGAAATACTACCCCACCAATTTTTAAGTCTTGGGAAAAATTTGTATAACCGAGCTTTTCTCCGTTTGTAAGTTCGATTAAAACGCAATAACAAAGCGTTAAAACAGGATTTGCAAAAGAATCTTCTAACCCTGAATCTTGTTGTATTCCTTCGGTAAATCTCCTAATCTGTAATTCTCCAAGTGAATAAATTTGTAAAGAGGTTTGGTTTTGGTAGCTCAAAGAAACAGAGTTAAATCGGGATAAGATTGATAAACCGTTAACTAAATCAGGATAACGAAATGTGGATCCTGATCCCCTAGCACACAACCATAGGGCAATCAAATAATCAATATCTTTTTGAGATAAAGTTTTTCTTTGTTGTAAAGAGCTAATGTCAGAGGGAATATTTCTCCGAGAAAATCTTTTTCTTTCTCCACTAGATAAGCTAATAATATTTGTCTCAAATTTAGGAGAAATCGTACACCATTTAGTCAAATTTAAATTAAAATCGTGATTTAAATTTGGATAAAAAACATCACCAGGTAGCAATGCAATTTCAGGTTCAATTCTTGATTCTCGTAAAATTAATTTAGGGATAGAAAAAATAGCGTTATTTCTATTTTTTGTGATAGGCTGATAATCTAATTTATCTTCTTCAAAATGACATAATACTTTAAAAGTGCCTTCCCAAGTTAATTTGGGGGTGCTAGGAGGCGGATTATTAAAAACTATTTTACCAGGAGCTACTATATATTCTGACGGTGGTATTTCTGTAGTTCCTTGATAGATTTTTAGGCTATCAATATCTGGATAAAGAATAGGTCTGTGATGAACGTTATTGCCGCAGGAATATTTTTTAATCAAAATAAATTCTGTTTTTACCCCATCGTGTTCCGGGGAAAATACTCCTTCTGTGTAGAATTCGGTAACAAGCTCGGTAGCATTTCTACTAAACTCTGAATTATCTATATCGAAACGACAATAAACAAAATTACCATTTGGGATAAAAGAAGTCATGTTAAAATCGCTGTTTATGGTGTTCTATCAAATCCTGAGTTAATTATATCAAAAGAGCAATAGAGAAAAGTACCATTTACGGTATCCACAGGGCGCATACTATTAACAATAGCATTGCTTAATCGACAATAAATTAGCCATTCATAAATTCCTTTTACTTGATAATCAGAAAGGTCACGATAAAGAAAGTCTTTTTTCGATCCTTTCATTTCTTCATGAAAGTCAAGAATAACATTTAAATCATTAGATTGTAATACAGTTCGAGCAAGATTAAACACTCTAACAGGACTAGACCATTCCACTATTCGTTGTTCTGCCCCATTTGTATTTTCTAGTAAAGAATTAGAAAACTGAATTTCTGTTTGATAGTCTTTATCTGGAATAATAGGAAATTGAGGAATATTTACTGGGTAAGGATCATCAGGAAAATCAACTGGATCAGTGACACGAATGATGTCAATTATTATAACATTGTAAGCAAGTTTCTTGGGCTCGTTTACAGTACCAGAATAAGTGTAGTTTTTACTGGTTCTCTCTAAGGGGATTGTGTCAGCAATTGAACCAGTATAGCGAGAGTTATACTGATTAGAAGGAATAGAGAAAATACTTACTTGTTGACCGTATTTGCTGGTTATTTTCCAAAATTGACCAAATAGATTAATTCCACCAACAGGCTTTAATGTCGGTTCTTTGTCCCACGAAATCGGTATGCCAGTACGCCAAAATATAGGATTATCTTGACTTCCATTTAAGCTTTTTTCTCTAGCAGTTCCAAAAACGTGATAATAGATCATGCTAAACTAACCCTGTAGCCCATGCTCGCATTAATATAGATTCGTTCCCCATTTTTCCGACACACATCCAACTCGGATTATCGGAACCATCAGGATCAACCCCTGTATTTCTATAGGTTTGTCCCACGGGAATATTTAGGGTTGTTTTGAGTACATTAGAAACAATTCCGATGGCTTTGTTTGGAGCCTCATCGTCTCGAAGCACCAAATCTGTGGTGTTGGCTCCGGGGGTAGCCGTCTGACAAGAAATAGCATAGTTTGCAATTGGATCGGCGGTAACAGGAGTTGACACATTCGGAACTCTTAAATATTTGAGTGATGGAGCTTGAACTCCCAAGACTTCAGGGTGGCCTCCACCATTCGTCCAGTTATTCTCAGAACAATCTAAACTATAATAATAGGCATTTCGGACAAAACTAGATGATGGATATAAAGGATTTTTTAAAAATCCTATGCTTGTAAATACACTAGCCACATCAGGAATTAACCCAGATGAATTATATCGACAATAAAAGATATTTAAAGAAAAATTATTTAATACTGCGTAATAGACATAATTTGGATTAGAGTTTAAATCAATACTTCTTTGTCCGCCGCCTGGTATTAAATAGGGAACCGTAGAACTAGAGCTTCCTGAAGCTCTGCCGTTTATATTACTCTCTGTAAATCTGCGGTTACTATCTGGCCAGTACGGCGCGGCGGTCGCGGGTGGAGTAAGAACTTCGTTAGGATGAGGCAGTATAAGATTAAAACTATTCGTACCGGAACTTACTACGGCATAAGTGTCTCCAAAACAAGCATTAATCCAATTCACAAGAGTTGGTGCATTTAATGCTATTTGGGCATTGTCAAAGGGCAAATTATTGGCTCTATAACCAAAATAGTAATTACCAACGTTATCTTGATTAGTTAAATTAGTCATGGTGTTCTATCAAATCCTGAATTAATTATATCAAAAGAGCAATAAAGAAAAGTGCCATTTACGGGATCCACAGGACGCATACTATTAACAATAGCATTGCTTAGTTGGCAACTTTTAAATTCGCCGTCAGGAATAAAAGGATTAAGAAAAGGAAAAAACAACCATCTAGACATATTTTCTCCCTATAGTAAAAAATAAATGTTTCGGGCTATTAACAGCAGAAACAGCAAGTTCTACTCTGTTTCCTATGTTAACAAAATTTTCTGTTGTCACAGAAACGGTTAATCGAGTAGAAGTAATAGATAAATCGGTTAACTCAGGGACATCTATTCCATTGATTTTAACCGATATAGTAGCTGTACCAGATTGAGTTACCGCACTAAAACTTAGGATATTATACCCTCTTAATAAAGCGAAATCAAGAGGGTAGATTTGAGCAGCAGGAGCTTCTATATCCCCAGAGTATTGATCAAAACTAGAAACAAGTACCCAGTTTGCGCCATTAAAAAATATTGCTTCTCCAGAAACAAGAAAAACTGTTAGTCCAGTAAAAGGCTGCCAAAATTTCCAAGTTCCTGTAGGCAATCCATCCAAACCAATTACGGGATAAGCTATCTGATTAGTCTTTCCCGCCCATGCCCCAGTAGCTCCTGCGGGGACAATATAGTAGCTATCTATATTTTGAGGAATTGGGGGTGTGGCAAGGGTACGGGAAAGAATAGGCGCAGAGCCTATAGAAATAAGTCTAAATAGCTCGTTCGCTATTTGTTCTTTGTATTCCTGGGAAGATGCCAGTAATAATCCATTAGAGCCGAATATTGTCCCAGCCATCTCCAAATTCCTCTGCCATTTTGGCTTTTACCCAGTTATTGTTTTCAATTTTGCAAAGACTTTTCAAGTAAGCCTCGTAATTATTCAAGTCATTTACAGTATAGTCTTTTTTGAAGATTGCGTGTAACTTCCAAGATTTAGGGGGCATCCAGTCTTTGCTTAGTCTAGGATTTTTAAATGTTTTGATCATCCATCCCCGGATACTTTCAATATGCTCACCTTTTTTGTAAGCTTGTCTGAGAGCGTACTTGTAGGCTAAGTATAATTCTCTATCTTTATCGTGAATTATAATCTCTAGTCTTTCGTTGGCGATTTGTTTTTTTTCTTTTGTTGGAAATTCATAGCCACAATGAGGACAAATACGAGCGGAAGCGTAGGTTATTTTATTGCAATTTTCGCACTCTTTAGTCGGAGCCTGTCCTTTTTGAGTATCGGAAGATGTAGAGAGATTAGGATAATCTACATCTTCAATAAATCCATGCTCGGTTACGTTCCCCGCTTGATCTAATACCAGACAATCAATCTTGTCTAACCAGCTACAGAGCCGTTGTCCCCGACCAGTCATCTGAATATAAAGAGTTCTGCTCTTAGTTGGTCTAGCGTGAATTATACAAGAAATTGCGGGTAAGTTAAATCCTATCCCGCAAGTATTAATATTTACAATCCCCCGCAATCTTAATTCAGCTACTTTTCTAAATATTTCTCTTCTTTCCTGTTCTGGTGTTTCGGCTGTGATAATGGCCGTGGGAACACCCCTCTCATTAAATTCTGTACAGAGGCTTTTAGCGTGTTCTACACCCGCAGCAAAACAAACAAATTGTCTCCCTTGACCGAGCCTGCGATACTCGGAAACCGTTGATTTTACCGCCTCAAGGCAACGAATTTCTAACTGACTAGCATCAAAGTCTCCACCATTAATTTTTACCCCTTTAGTGTTTATTTTATTTTTAGTTCCAAAGTAAACGCAACCGACAAGCGCACCCCGTTCAATCATTTCTTTTGGAGTAGGCCCAGTTACCTGAACCTCAAATATATCTCCTAGCTCTTCACGTTTCGATAACCGCCACGGGGTTGCTGTTAGACCAATTACGAGACGATTATCTACTGGTAGGGTTTTCCCCGAAAAAAGGTGCTGTTGCTTACGAATTACTTCCCATGCCGAGTTTATTTCTTGTAATATCTCTTTTGACTCAGCGTGAACTAGACTAAGGTGTTTGCATTTTTCTTTAGCTTCCTCAAAAGTGATTTTATAAGGTTCTATGTCTTCTCTTTCTACAGCGATACCTAATACTGCTAATTCGTCACGAATGTCTTTGATTGAGGTTGTTTGCTTACCGTTTTTAAGGTTGGGAAAGCTATCTTTAAACCATTGGCAGTAAGCTGATAGATGAACTTCATCGGCTAGTACTACTTCGGGATTAAACCAAGTAATATCTCGTCCTCTAGATAAGGTTTGAGTTGTTGCAATTTGTACTAATTGGTTTCTATCTTCTTTGTAGTTACCAGCAATTACTCCGGCAGTTAATCCAAATTTCCCCAAAGTTTCTAGGGTTTGCTCAATAAGTACCGTAAAAGGTACTACGATTAAAGTCCGTCGCTGTCTTTTTACAGCAGCATCGTAAATTATCTGGCAAAAAAATACTGTTTTACCCCATCCGCAAGGGGCAACGACTAAGGCTCTTTTGTAGATTTTTAGAGCGTCATACAGTTCTCTTTTAAGAGCTTTTTGGTCATCTCTTAATTGAATTTGTGGTTTAGTCGGTGCAAAAAGTGTTTGTGTTTGTATTGCTAGTGTCATGTTTTTATTTCAGATTATATTTTGGTTTCAATAAAATCTATAGTCAATTGTAAACAACTATGTTTTTTAACCTTTTTAAACAAATCTAAAACAGGTTTTATTATTTTTTTTGTTTCTGGTAGTAAAATATCCAAATGTTTACCATCTCCCTGTATTTTTTTCCTGTTTGATTTTATTTCAACCCAACTAAGATAAGGTACAGAATTATACTCTAAAGCTAAACAAGCTTCTACTGTAACTATTAATTTTTTAGAATATTTATTTTGAAACTCAATCCATACCCTGTATTGACATTGAGTTAGACTTTGACAAAAAATTTCCAGTGTTCCCTGTAGATAGGAAAATCCGTCTTCTGTCTTTATTAGCCATTCTAATTACTCAGAATGGCTAAAAGTTTCTCTACAAAAAACCTCAATTTGTTTTAATGCTTCTATTTTGTTCATTAGTATTAATCCTTGATCTCAATTGTTTTAATAAAGCCTATGATAGTTTCCATTATTTTTGTTGCTTCTGGAATCAAAATATTGAACTCTTCTTTGTTTCCGCTTGGATAAAGATTATATCTTGAAGTTTCATTGTTTCTGTCGAGACTGTAGTTCCAATGCAGGACAACCAAAGACCCGCCTAACGTACCTTCTATTGTGATTTTTTCAAAGCATTTGTTTATCAATTGATATTCAGTCGAAATTTCTCGACATTCAATCAAAACTTCATACTTTTTGTTTTTTATTAACTTACCATAAGTTTTGTAAAGATAATCTTCTTTAATTACTAAAGTTCCTATTAAACGAATACATTTGTCGTCTGCGACTGTATCCCACTCTGAGATGTCCACCGTATCGTATTCGGAGATACTCATCTGCTCAAAAGTTTTTTTAAAGAAATCTCTGATTTCTTTAAGTGACGCTTTTTTTAATAGTTCCATTGTTATTACCTCAAATACAAATAACTAAATCGTTGACACAAACATTGACAAATTCCTTGCAGTCGTATCGAGAATTATTGCAAGCTTGAATAATAGAGGTATTTTCTTCAACAGAAATAATCATTCCTGACCCTTTATAAAGAATACGATGACCAATGAAGTCGCTAGTTATCGGGTCGTATATTGGCTTGTTTGTAATCGAATAAACTAGATGAGAAGTATCTATTCGGATACAATTTAATTTACCACGGTTTATTACTACTTTAAAATTATCGATAACTTCAATTACCTTAGCTGGATACGTTCCTTTAGGCAGAAGTCCTAACTCTTTGTTTGTCGCCATTGTTTTAACTCTTAGTAATGTTTTTACTCTTGGATTTCATCGAGAATGAAATTAAAAATGTCTAGCATTACTTTTCGGTATTGACTAACTAATTTCCAATGTTCTGCACTCCATAGCTCATGTCTATAATAGGCAAAATTCTTAAAAACTATAATGTCTTCATACCGATCACTCATGTCTTCAGTAGGAGGATTTATCCAAATTTTAAACCTTCCTATTTGGTTATTTTGCCACTGAACACACTTAAGTCGTCCGTCTAATCCCGTACAAAAACTGTATCTAATCTCTATGTTGTCATTAGAAAAAGTTAAGCATTGAATGATTTTGTAGTCATTATCTGTAAAATCAGAATTCCAGTCTAAATCCGGGTATTTTTCTTTACAGAAATTGAATATTTTCTCTGCTACTTGTTTTATGTCCATTTGTTGCTCCTGTCTATTCTTGGATTTCGTCTTCAATAAAATTAAAGATTTCTCTCACTATTTTTCTGGCTTGTTTTACTACACTCCAGCTATCATCATTCCACTCGTCATGGGTTGCAATCATAAACTCTAACTCGCTATCCTTATTATGGTTTAGACTTACTTGAAAACTACCTGACCAGGGAAGTAAAGATTTTTCTTCTGATTGAGATATTAGAAGCAACCCTAGTATATAATCGTAAGTAGCTTCTTTTTTGTAAGAATAACGCTCTTGTTTTTCCTCTGAGCGAATTTCTAGTTCTAGTTTAAACAAAGAGCAAGAACCAAAAATAAAGTGAATATCCTTACAACCATCAATATCATTATAAGAGTAATTCCATACCCATTTTAAATCTGGGTATCTTCCCTCACAAAAATTAAATAACTTTTCCGCTATTTGCCATGTGTTCATTTGTTACTCCTGTTGGGTGAAATTATTAGGAAATACCTACTGTTTCTTCTACTACAATGCCACGATGCCCGTTGCGGCTTAAAGCGTCCAAGTAAGCCATTAGCCGGCTTTCGTGCATAGAAGCTTTAATCTTGCAAGGCTTATTTCTTCTATCTATTGACCTGATCGTGTATCTCATTGTCTCCAATCCTTTAAGTGTTTTCTACAATTTTCTAAATGCGCTTTAAATCTTTTGGCAGACTCTTGCTCATCTGTCCCTCTGATAAGTCCTTTGTTCTTATCAATGTCATCCTGACTTGATAATTTAGCCCATGCTTTTTTAGTTTCTTTTGCCATGATTACACCTTTACTTTTTCAAATCCACGCTGTTCTAAAATTTTATTATACTCTTTGATTTTCGAGTATAAAACGTTACGTTTTTTGCGTACATTTTCCCCAGTTTCCTGCTTGGAAATTCGATATTGTTCTGCGTAAAAATCAGCGTAATAACTAATTTTAGCAGTGTCCATATTTGCAATAAGCCTCATGATTTTCTCCTTGATTCATTACTTAAATCTTACATTATTTTACTAGAATTGTCAAGAAATTTCTGTGAAATCTTCTTTTCTAAAACAGTAAAAATGTTCTCCTTTTGTGAGGTGATCGAGTGACTCAAAGTGATAGTAGATTCCCATAGCAGTCTTAACAATCCCCAGTGGTTTGCACCGGGGGAAAATACGTCCATAGGAATTGACACGATAAACCTTTTCAGGGTATCGAGAGGGAAGGTATTGTCCGATCATTAGGTATTTATATCCTGTAGATAACAGTTAGAGAATGGAATTGAAAAAGTGATCGCAGACCCATTTAAGGTAGTTTCTACCCTCAAAAGCCATTGATTGTCAAAAGTGTCAAAAGTTGCTTCTATAACTTTTCCGACCGCTCTTGGTGGGATAGTTCGCTCTCCTATCTCTACAGATGCAGCCGTT